AAACAAGGCAACACAACATTTTTTAATAACGTAGTACAAGTTGATGGAACAACAACTGGTGTTACATTAGTTTATCAAGGTGGAACTGCTCCAACAACTGGAAACGCTTCATCTAATGATGTCTACACTTACACAGCAATTAAAACAGCGGCATCAACATACACAGTACTAGCAGCGCAAACTCAATTTAAATAAGGAGTAGAAAGAATGCCTTTACTTTCAACACGTGGAGCTGGATCAGCAAAAGGATTTGGACTTACAGCAGGTGGATCTGTTCCAGTTGATTTTGATTATTTAGTAGTAGCTGGAGGAGGAAACTCTGGATACAACGGAGCTGGATCTGGAGCAGGCGGATATAGAACTTCTTTTCCAGGTGGAACAAAAATTACAATAGACCCAGGTAACACTCCCATAACTGTTGGAGGTGGTGGTGGATTTAATGCAAATGGTGATCCTTCTACATTTAGTACAATAACTTCGGCTGGAGGAGGTCTTGGGCCAAGAGATGGTTTTACAGGTAATCCAGCGGGTGGAGATAATGCAGGGGGAAATGGAGGATCTGGAGGTGGTGGTGGACCATTATCATATCCAGGAGCCCCAGGTAGTAATTATTTAAGTGGTACTGGTGGAACAGGAAATTCTCCACCAACAAGTCCATCACAAGGAAATCCTGGTGGTAATGGGTATTCAGCATCAGGTATTGCTTCCGCGGCTGGTGGAGGTGGTGGTGCCGTAGGAGCTGGAGGAGCTGGAGCTGGTGGTAGTGTTCCAGGACCTGGTGGAAATGGTGGAGCAGGTGCTCCAAATTCAATTACAGGATCCGCAGTTAATTATGCTGGCGGTGGTGGTGGTGTAGGTTTTCCAGCAGGCGGAACAGGTGGTGTTGGTGGTGGTGGAAATGCTAGTGCTTCTCCTCCGCTTGGAGCAGGTAATGCTGGAGCAGCTAATACAGGGGGTGGATCTGGTGCTGGAGATAATTTTATTAATGGAGGATCTGGTATAGTTGTTTTAAGGGCTCCGTCGGCGGCTAAATTTACAGTAAGCCCTGGAACTAATACTGTAACATCCGCACCTAATGGTGATAAAGTTGCTACATTTACCGTAAGTGGAACATTAACAGTTTAAATATGGCTTATTTTGCAGAAATAAATTCTAGTAATATTGTATTAAGAGTAGTTGTTGCTTGTAGTAAAGATGTAGAAACTCATGGAGGAAAAGGATCTTTAGAATCAGAAGAATTTTTTAAAACAGTTTGTCCATTATCAGAACAAGGTGTTCGTTGGATTCAAACTTCTTATCAAACTTTAGGTGGAATACATTATGATATTAATGCTACTACAGGATCAATGACTGTATCTGTAGATCAATCAAAAGCTTATAGAAAAAATTATGCAGGGATTGGATCTAGTTATGATTCTGTAAGAGATGCCTTTATAGTTCCTAAACCGTATCCTTCTTGGATATTAAATGATTTTACTTGTAGATGGGATCCTCCAATTACATACCCTTCAATAACTACTTATGGAGCAGGAATTCCTTATAATTTTATAACTTGGGATGAAGAAAATCAACGTTGGTTAGCAACAACAATTAATCCAGATGGATCTGTGAACTATTTTGTTTGGGTTCCTCCTTCTAGTTGGGTATCCACAGTATTATAAGTACTTTACAAATAAATTTAAATTTGATAATAAGATTTAAGAATTATGAATCTTATAAATTATTATTGGTATTTTAGAAGCGTTCTTCCTCCTAAATTTTGTGATGATTTAGTAAAGCATGGTAAAAAATTACAAGAACAAACTGCTTTGATTGGAAATTATTCTGAAAAAACTAAAGAAGGAAAAAAACTTACAGAAAAAGAAATAAAAGATTTAAAGAAAAAAAGAAATTCAAATATTGCATGGATAAATGATAAATGGGTATATAATCAAATTCAACCTTATGTATCTGAGGCAAATAAAAATGCAGGATGGAATTTTGATTGGGATTGGTCGGAATCTTGTCAATTTACTAAATATAATAAGGGACAATTTTATGATTGGCATTGTGATAGTTGGAATGGACCTTATAATGCTCCCGATAATCCTACTATTCATAACAAAATAAGAAAACTTTCTGTAACATGTACTTTATCTGACCCAAAAGATTATAAAGGTGGAGAATTAGAATTTGATTTTAGAAATGAAGATCCTGGTAAAAATTCAATAAGAAAATGCACTGAAATTTTACCAAAAGGGTCAATTGTAGTTTTTCCAAGTTTTGTTTGGCATAGAGTAAAACCAGTAACAAAAGGAACAAGATATTCATTAGTAATTTGGAATTTAGGATATCCGTTTAGATAAGTGAAAAGTTTTAAAAATATTTTAACAAAAAAACAAATTTTAAATATAGAAGAATGCAATAAAATTAAAAATTTTATTTTAAAAAATGAAGAAAAAATTAAAGCTTTAGGTTTAGACACGTATCCGAAAACATCTGAAAATTCTTTAACAGGTAGGCATGAAGTATATAATTATTTATATAATCTACCTGGAGATATTTTAATACCTAAATTAAAAAAAATATTAATTAAAAACAAAATTAAATTTCCAATAAAAATAAAGTGTTGGGCTAACATATTTAGAAAAAACGAAGGAATAGAACAACATAAACATAATTATGAAAATAAATTTAATTTTTTTTGTGCAAATTTATTTATTGATGGAGATGAAGAGATCGGAACTACCTTTATAATAAAAGACAGACCTATAAAACATAAAAATAAAAAAGGAGAAATAATATTTTTTTCGGATAAATTAGAACATTATGTTGATAAAAATAATTCTAATAATATTAGAATATCTATGGCATTAGATTTTTATCCTTTTAATCAAAAAAATAAAAAAATAAAAGAAAAAATATTTTTTACTTTAAATAATTAATATGAACATATCTTTTGATTTATTTCATTTATTTCCAGAACCTGTGGCTTCTTTTCAATTAAATTTAAATTCAGATAAAATAATTAATTTTTTAAATAAACAAGAATTTTATAAAAATAAAGAAGAGATGTCTCAATCTAATGTTAGTAAAAATTTTAACGTATTAAATTATTTACCAGAATTAAAAAAACAAATTATTCCGTGTGTTAATTACTATATAAAAAATGTTTTGAATTACAACGTTGATTTTAAATTTGAAAAATCTTGGGCAACAAAAACAAATAAAAAAGGATTTTCACAAAAACACATTCATAATCATAGTTTAATTAGTGGAGTGTATTATCCAAAAGGGTCAAATGAATTTAAAATAAATTTTTTTAAAAAAAACATTAATAGTTTTTGGAATATTACCCCTAAGGAATACACAATAATTAATTCAAAAAAATGGTCCTTTAAAGTAAAAGAAAATGTTTTAGTTTTATTTTTAAGTGATTTAGAACATGCAATTGATATTAATAATTCTAACTTAACTAGATACTCAATAGCTTTTAATGTAAACCCCGTTGGAGAAATAGGAGAAGGAGATAGTAAAATTAAACTATGCTAGACATTACAAGACCAAACGCTCGAATGTTAAAGAGATATCAATCTTTTCATAAAAATTGCAAATATAATAAATATATGTTATAAAAAAAACTAGGTATGAAATTAAAATATGAGTTTTAAAAAAAATAAATATGTAATTTTAAGAAATGCAATTTCTAAAGAACTTGCAGATTTTTGTTATAAATATTTTTTATTAAAAAAAAATGTAGCAAAAATATTATTTGAATCAAAATATATACCTCCTTTCTGTGAAGAATGGGGCCATTGGCACGATAGTTTAGTTCCCGACACTTATTCTCACTATGGGGACATTGTAATGGAAAATTTACTACAAACGTTAAAACCAACAATGGAAAAAGAAACAGGTTTAAAGTTAAATGAAACTTATGCTTTTGCAAGGTTGTATAAAAAAGGGGATGATTTAAAAAGACATAAAGATAGGTTTAGTTGTGAAATATCTACTACTATGTCTTTGGGAGGAAAATGTTGGCCTATATTTTTATCACCAAATTCAAAAGATGGTATAATAAAAGATAATAAAGAATATATTCCTAGTGATGTAAAAGGTGTTAAAGTTTTATTAAATCCAGGAGATATGTTAATTTATAGAGGGGTTGAACTAGAACATTGGAGAGAAAAGTTACTCCATGATGATTGTGCACAAGTTTTTTTACACTATAATGATGTAAATTCTAAATATTCAAACGAAAATAAATATGATGGAAGACCTTCTTTAGGTTTACCTGCTTATTTTATAAAAAAAAGATTTTAAAATGACTGATTTAAATAAAAAAATTGAAGAATTAGAATCTGAACTTTTAATGGAAAAAATGGTTAAAAAATCTGAAGTTCAATTAAATAAAGAATTACATGAAAGAATAGAAAAATTAGAATTACATATTGAAACTTTAGTTGAAATTAACGAAAAATACTCGGATACAATAGGTAAATTAAGAGCACGATTAAAAGAACTTATTGTTAAGTCATAATATATCTGTTATTTAGTCACTTTATATTATATAAAGGATACTTATGCCTTTACAGAAGATACAATTTAAGCCTGGATTTAATAAACAACAAACTGCAACCGGAGCCGAAGGGCAATGGATTGATGGTGATAATGTTAGATTTAGGTATGGAGAACCACAAAAAATAGGTGGTTGGCAAGAATTAGTTAATAAAACCCTCGCGGGCGTCGCGCGCGACCAGCTTACTTGGACTGCTTTAGATGGTAAAAGATATGCAGCTATTGGTACTTCTAAACTATTAGTTATTTATTATCAGGGTTCTTTTTTTGATATTACACCCCTTGGCACGGCTTTAACTTCGTGTACCTATACCTCTGTAACAAATTCAACAACAGTCACTATTAATAAAGCAGGACATGGTTTAGAGGTGGGTGATTATATTATATTTACAGGTGTTACAACTCCAGGACCTACTACAACAAGTTATACAACAGCAGATTTTACAACTAATACTTTTGAAGTTAAAACGGTTCCAACATCAGGAACCTTTACAGTCACTATGGCAACTGCTGAAACAGGCACCGGTGTGACGGCAGGAGGCACTATTACTACAACTCCTTATATTATTATCGGACCTAATTTTCAAACTCCTGCCTATGGTTATGGTACAGGATATTGGGGTGGAACTATTCCAACTTCGGTTACAACACAATTA